CGTGCTCCATTATGACGCCGTGCTGGTGCGCATGTCCCGCCAGCCCGGTTGGGAAGCCCGCCACTTCAAGGCGGTGGAGACCTTTCCCGACCGGATGGACCTCTGGGACCGCTGGCAGGAAGTGTTCCTCAACGACGGCGAGGAGCCCGCCCATCGGTTCTACGAAAAGAACCGCGCCGCCATGGATGCGGGCTCGGTCGTCAACTGGCCGGAGGTCGAGCCGCTCTATCAGCTCATGGTCGAGCGCGCTTCATCCGAGACCGCCTTCATGTCCGAGAAGCAGGGCGAGCCGATCAGCGAGGAAAGCCCGTTCCGCCAGATCATCTTCTGGGCGCAGAAGCTGCCCAATCTCGTCTACTTCGGAGCGGTCGACCCCTCACTCGGCCGGCATGGCGCAAACCGGGACCCCTCCGCCATCCTCGTGGGCGGGCTGGATCCCAGCACCGGCGTGCTCGACGTCATGGAGGCCTCGATCAGCCGGCGCCTGCCGGATGTGATCATCGCCGATGTGATCGCCATGGCGAAGCGCTGGCGGCCCGCGCTCTGGTTCGTCGAGTCGGTCCAGTTCCAGGAGTTCCTCCGCACCGAGATCATGAAGGCTGCCGTCCGGCAGGAGGTGCCGTTGCCCGCGATCCCCGTGTTGCCGATCGCCGACAAGGGGCTGCGCATTCAGCGCCTGCAGCCGCCCATCGCCGCCGGGCTCATCCGCCTGCACCCTTCGCAGACCACGCTGCTCGAGCAGCTGCGGCAATGGCCCTCCGGCGCCCATGATGACGGGCCGGATTGTCTCGAGATGCTCTGGTCAGGCGCGGTGTCGCATGGAGGTGCGCTCGGCGGCCCGGGCATGGCGATCAAGACCAGCGGGCGGCGCGCCCGCGCCACGGACGGCTGGAGGATTTGACCATGGAAGACGCCCGCAAGAACCTCCCAGTGGACGCCCGCCAGCTCATCGCCACGGCGCGCAACGACATCACCATCCCGTTCTACACTGACGTGCTCCAGCCGCTCGACGAGACGCTGCTGATGCGCGGCGGCGGCAAGGGGCTCGCGCTTTATGGCGAAGTCGAGCGGGACACCCACGCCCACGCGGTCCTCGAGAAGCGCAAGCTTGCCCTGATCGCCCGCGAATGGACGATCGAAGCCGCCTCCGACGAGCCGCTCGACCAGGCGGCCGCCGATCTGATCGAGAACATCCTCTCGGGCCTCCCCTTCGACCGCATCTGCCGTGACCTCCTGGACGCCACGCTTTACGGCTTCGCCATCTCCGAGATCGCGTGGGTTCGAACAGGCCGGGAGATCAGGCCGGAGCGGATCATCACGCATGACCCCCGACGTTTCGTGTTCGACGCGGAATGGCGTGCGCGCCTCCTGACGCGGGAGCAGCCCGCGAAGGGCGTCGATCTGCCGGAGCGCAAATTCATCGTCCACCGGTTCGGCGTGAAGGGGAACAACCCTTATGGGCTGGGTCTGGGCTCCAAGCTGTTTTGGCCGGTGCTGTTCAAGCGCGAAGGCGTGGCGTTCTGGCTCACCTACCTTGAGAAATTCGCGTCGCCGACGCCGGTGGGCAAATACGCGCAGGGCACGCTGCCGGCCGACCAGGACCGGTTGCTGAACAGCCTGCAGGAGATGGTGCAGGCGGGCGCGATCGTCGTTCCGCTGGGCACCGAACTCGACTTCCTTGAGGCCAAGCGGGCCGGCAACGCCGAATACGAGAAATGGTGCGAATACTGGGACACGCAGATGAGCCTGTGCGTGTTCGGCTCGACTCTCGCCACCGATGTGCAGGGGCAAGGCTCGCGCGCCGCCTCCGAGACGCACAAGGAGGCCGAGGAGCAGATCATCGACAGCGACGCCGATCTGCTCTCCGACACGTTACGCGACACACTCTTCCGGTGGATCATCGACTACAATCTGCCCGGCGCGCAGGCCCCGGCGCTGCGCCGCAAGCGCGTCAAGAACGCGGTCCAGCAGGAGCTCTTGCGCCGCCACCGCATCTCCAATGGCGTCGCGCATCTGAATGCGCTGTTCGACTTGAAGGAGCGGATCGGCGAGAAGGGTTTCGCCGGCGCAGCCACCGACATGAGCGATGCCGGGCTCCTGCCGGAGCTGCCGCAGGACGTGCTCGCCCACATCGCCGCGGCCGCCGGCTCCGGCCCGCTGCGCGTGCCCACTGCGAATGTCGCCGACGCCGGCGACCGCGCGCTGCAGCGCCAGATGCAGTTCGCGGAAGGCCATGACCATGGGCTGGTCGATCTCTCGGCGCAGCTTGACGACTACGCGCAGCCCGCCATCGATGGCTGGCTCGGCAGGATCCGCACGGAGATCGAGGCGGCCGTCGCATCCGGCGAGGATCTCGCGAGCTTCCGTCAGAGGCTGCTGGCGCTCGATCCCGATCTGACGCTTGACCCGCTTGGCAATGTGCTCGCGCCGGCGCTGGCGACAGCCGAGCTCTCGGGCCGCGCGGATATGATGGACGCGACGCCGCGCCGTAAAAAGCCGAGGGCGCGATGAACGCCTTCGCGGCGCCGGAGCGTCAGGAGTTCGGCGTTCCGTTTCAGGAGGCCATCGACTTCTTCCGGCAGAAGATCGCCCTGCCCTCCAAGACATGGCGGGACATCGAGGGCCGCTCCCATGACCGCGCGGCGGTCATCGCCGGCGCGACGAAGGAGGCGCTGCTCGCCGACCTGCTCTCTGAGATCGATAAGGCCATCGCCGGCAAGCTGACGCTCGAGCAGTTTCGGGCGAGCTTCGAGGAGATCGTCGCGCGCAATGGATGGACCGGCTGGACGGGCGAGAACACGGCCAAGGGCCGCGCCTGGCGGGCGAAGGTCATCTACGAGACCAATCTGGCCACCGCCTATGCCGCCGGCCGCTACAAGCAGATGACCGACCCGGATGTCGTCCGCGTCTACAAATGGTGGCGCTACCGGCATGCCTTCTTCCGGACGCCTGCAGATCCGCGCGAGCAGCATGTCGCATGGGATGGGCTGATCCTGGCATGGGACGACCCGTGGTGGGAGGAGCACTATCCGCCCAATGACTGGTTCTGCTCCTGCGGCGTCGAGACGCTGACCGATGACGATCTGGCCGCTGACAATCTGACGCCAGGCGTCGCGCCCGATCTTGGCACCCGCGAAGTGCGCGACCCCAAGACAGGCGAGCTGGTCAGCGTGCCCAATGGCATCGGCTTCGGCTGGGACCACGCGCCCGGCCGCGACTGGGCGCGGGGTTTGGTGCCGCCACCGCTCGACAACCCGCTGAAACCCAGCATCGGGCCATACCGCCCTTTGTCGCTCCCACCTTTGATCAGCCGGACATTTTCATCGCCCCTCATGCCCGAAGGCTTGCCGGCGTCCGATTATGTGGATGCTTTTCTCGCGGAGTTCGGCGCAAGCCGTGATGTTGCGGCGATCTGGCGCGACCCGGCCGGCCATGCCCTCGCCATCAGCGATGCTTTGTTCCGAGACGGCAAAGGACGTTACAAACGCGATTTGCCGCAACGCGGCCCCCACCTTCTCAGGCTCGCGGAAGCGATCCGCGACCCGGACGAAATCTGGATCGACTGGTGGAAAGGGCCGGACGGCACCACGCGCCTCGTGCGGCGCTATCTGCGGGGATCGGTCGATAGCCCCGAGTTCGCATCCTTCGCCTGGTCGCAAGCGGGATGGTTCGGCGCAACAGCATTTAGCCCGACGACGGGTCGGAGCCTTCGCCCAAATCCGAGCTACATCGAACAACACAGGGCCGGAGCGCTGCTATGGCGAAGGAAGGAGTAGGGCCGCTTTCCGCCGTGCGGCCCGCGTCGCCGGCTCTTGATCCCACACGGCGGGGGGCCACCTGCAACGCTGGGAAGCATAGCGCAATCCGGCGGGCAACTCAATGACGTTCAATCTTGGCCTGCGCCTCGACCCCGTCAGTTTCGCTCGCGCCGACGGCGTGCTGGCTGAGCTTTCGGCCAAGGCGCGACGGCCGGAGGGTGGCCTGAAGATCGTCGGCGAGGCGCTCCTGCGCGAGCAGAACCGGCGCTTCGAGACCGGCACGGATCCGGACGGGCGCAAATGGGCTCCGCTAAAGCCGCTCACCGTATTGCTGCGCGGAGCGCGCGGGCCGATCCTCAGGCGGTCAGGCGCGCTGATGCGCTCCGGCGCCTGGCAGGTGGCAGGAAGGACGCTGCGCGTTGGCGTCAACACCATCTACGCCGCCGCCCAACAGTTCGGCGCGACCATCAAGCCGAAGAAGGGCAAGATGCTGGCAATCCCCATGGGCGGCGCAAATATCAGCCGGCCGCGCGGCGGGCTGGTGGTGGGCAAGGCGACCAACCGTCATCCCGGCAAGGTGGTCATGGCCCGGCAGGTGACATTGCCGCCCCGGCCCATGGTCGGCTTCGGCGCGCGGGATGAGGTGGCGGCACGTCGCGCCGTGGCCCAATGGCTTGCTGTCGAGCCGAGTTGACGCGGCGGCTCAGGAGGCCCGCCGGAGGGTCGCGAGCCATGGCCCTACAGGGCAGACGGCAGATGCCCGCCGCGCGGCGTCAGACGGGCGTCAGAATCAAAGGCGATTGATGGGTTACTGGCGGACGCCGGCGCGGTCGATGATGTGCAGGACCCGCACGATCGAAAACATGCGCAAGCTCATGTAAGCGCAGGTGTAAGCGCAGGCTCCATACCACAGCGCGAACAGCGCCCGGCTGGCGGTGTCGGGTTGCGGGACCGGGTTGGTCACCGACAGAATAAGCGCGGCCACGGCGACGAGAAGGCTGAGATAGGTGGTCCGCAGCACGGATGCGTGGAAGCGCGAGATCACATCGGTGTGGCTGATAGCGCGGATGAAGCTGTTTCCGCCGGCGGCGACGAAGGTGTAGACCGCCAGCAGCGCGCCTGCCTGAATCGAGGCCCAGCCGAGGATGCCGGCGTAAAGCGCATCGATCTTCCAGCCGCCCTCGGGGCTGAAGCGGAAGGCAAGCTCGGCTCCATAGGCAAAGCCCACCACGATGACGGCAAGGGCGGCGCATTCGTAGCGCCACGCCCAAACGCGTTCATGCAGCGGCTGCTGCGCGGTGGATCGACCGGATGTGGTCGCGGTGGTGCTCAAAGGCCCTCTCAATGAAGCTCATCCGCGCGGCGCAGACAGCGGTGTCATGCTGGTCGACGCCGGGCATATGGACCGTATCGGTATACTTAAGCACCTGATCAAGGAAGTCGAGCATCTCGTCATGGCCTTGGACTCCGACTTGGAGCTCCTCGACAGAGGCGCTGCTTTGCAGCAGTTCAGTTACAACGCGTCTGATTTTCGCCACCGAGAGAGTTCCGCGTTCTCTCCCCATGGAGGCGTTGATCTCGATAAACGGGGCTTCCAGAGTGGTGGCCAACCCTCTCATGTCACGCTCTATGTCGCTGCCGCTCTGAAACAAGTCCGGGACACGATCAGCCCGGGCAAGCTTGACTTTCAAGGACTTGATGCGCGCGCCTTCCAGATCAGCAGTGTCGGCGCGAGCGGCGATTAAGTGATGAACCAGATGCCCGATGAATCCCGCTCCGGTCAGATAATCGAGCAGCGCGCCGATCCGCGCCCGCTCGTCATGCATGATTGCGATGACGTCGGTCGCCGGATCGTAAAGGAAGCTGAAGGCGTGCCCCAACTCGTCAACGTCGAGCGGCTCTATGCCTTCGGGCCTGAAATTGCCCGGCTTGTCGTCGCCTTGGATCCGGCACATGTCGCAGATGTAAAGGCCGCGCCGGCGCTGGATGGTCTCCATCCTCAAGGCTACGCCATTGCGGGTCTCGTGCCGCCGGTCATGCAGCGCCGCTCTTTCGATCCGGTCAATAGCATCAGCGATCTGCGTGGGTTCGTTGCCGAGGCGTGAAATCTTGTAGAAACGCGCCGTGAAATGCCTGTCCATGCGAATCATCTCCAGTGATGCGGAGATTGTGGGGGGATTCCGGCGGTGCGGGAGTTAACACAGGCAATTTGCCCTGTGGAAAAGCCCGGGATATGCACAAGGGATCGCTTTTCCGGCGCGCATGGCAGCATATGCGGGCGGGCTTGCCGTGCTTAGCCCGCTGCGGCAGAAAGAAAAGCGGCGTCTGTCCTTGCGCTCCGCTGTGTGAACCTCGCACCTAACCGCTTCCGGCAAATCCTTTCAAAGCTCGTCCTGCGATGCCCGCCCTGGGCTCATCAAGCGGAGAGCTCGAAGCGATGTCGGGAGGCGGCCATGTAGCCAGCGATAGCACCATCCGGACTGTTGAGGTGTTCCGGCCCGGCACGTTCACGCCGATGGCCGGGACGCCTATTTCCTTCACCGAGCAGGATCTGATCGCTCTTGCGTCTGGCTATGACGCCGCCGCCCATCCCGCCCCCGCTGTGGTCGGCCACCCGAAAACGGACGATCCGGCCTTCGCCTGGGCGCGGGCCTTCCGCTGGGATGAGGGCAAGAAACGCCTGCTGGCCGATCTCGCCGAAATCGAGCCGGCCTTCGGCGAAGCCGTCGCGGCAGGCCGGTACAAGCGCGTGTCTCTCGCCCTGTTCACGCCCGACGCGCCGCATAATCCCAAGCCCGGCCAGTATTACCCCAAGCATATCGGGTTTCTCGGCGCGGCCGCGCCCGCCGTGAGCGGGCTCAAGCCCGTCCAGTTCAGCGCCGACGAGCAGGGTGTCGCGGTCTTTGAGTTCGCGGACGCTTCGGCGCTGCGCGACGTCGCCGGCCTGTTCCGGAGCGTGCGCGACTTCCTGATCGAGAAGTTCGGCCTCGATACCGCCGACAAGACCTTGCCCGTCTGGACCATCAACTGGGTCGACGAGGCGGCTGACCGCGACCCGCCCGAGGCGGGCCGCCTCGCGGGCTTCGCCGGCCCGGCATCTTCCACGGAGATCGACATGACCAAAGACAACCAGCCCTCCAAGGCCGGGGCCGACACCGCCGCGCTTGATGCGCGCGCGGCCGAGCTCGACAGGCGCGAACGCGAGCTCGCCCACACCGACAATGTCGCCTTCGCCGAGCGCATCGTCGCCGAGGGCCGGCTCCTGCCGGCACTGAGGGACAAGACGGTGGCGCTGCTCGACGCCTTGTCGCCCGTCGGAGGCACCCGCCTCGAGGTTTCGTTCGCCGAAGGCGGCGAGACCAGGACCGATGCGGGAGCCGAACTTCTCAAGGCGCTTCTCGCCGCGCAGCCCGCCATCAGCTTCGGCGCGCTCGACACGGGTGAGGCTCCCGGCGTCGTCGCCGAATTCGCGGTTCCGCCGGGCATGGGCGTCGAGCCCGGCTCTGCCGAGATCCACAACAAGGCGCTGGCCCACCAGGCCGCGCATCCGGGCACCGACTACATGGCGGCCGTCGCCGCCGTCACGCGCTGAGGACAAGCCATGCGAACCCAGACTTTCACCCATTCCGTCACCGCCACCGGCGCGGGCGTCCAGCAGCGTTTCGTGACCTTCGCGGGCGCGCAGGCGATCGCCACCGATCAGGTTCTGGGCGTCGCCCAGACCGATTTCTCGGTCGGCCTCGTCTTCGCTGTCGACGTCGCCGGCATCGTCGCCGTCGAGAGCGGCGGGGCCGTCGCGCTCGGCGCGGGCGTCACGCCGGATGCGCAGGGGCGCGGCGTCACCGACCCCACCGCAAACAACGGCGTCGCGGCCAACCGCGTCGGCGCTGCGCTCAACGCCGTCACCGGCGCTGGCCAGACCCTCTTCATCCTCATCCGCTGAACGGAGATCCGCGCATGACCCGCGCCATGACCACCCAGCAGGCCGGCGTCGTCGACGTCGTCCTCTCGAATTACGCTCGCGGCTACTCCAATCAGGAGTTCATCGCCGGCCGTGTGTTCCCGATCGTCGACGTGCCGGCGCGCAACATGCGCCTGCTGAAATTCGGCAAGGAGGGCTTCCGCAAGCTCGCCACCCGGCGCGCGCCCGGAGCCCCTATCCTGACCGTGCAGTATGGCTACGCCTCCGATCCGGTCTCGCTGATCCAGGACGCGCTTCAGGGCGTTGTGCCGGTCGAGACGCAGGAAGAGGCGGCGCGGGTGCCGGGCGTCGATCTTGGCCAGTCTGCCGTGCAGATGGTGCTCGACGTGCTCGACCTCGGCTATGAGGTCGAGGCCGCCGCGATCGTGCGCAACGCCGCCAGCTACGCCGCCTCGAACAAGGTCACGCTCGCCGGCGCGGCGCGCTGGACGGACGCAAGCTCCGACCCGAAGGCCGATGTCGATGCCGCCAAGGAGGCGATCCGCCGGCGCGTCGGCCGTTATCCCAACAAGTTCATTGTCGGCGCGCCTGTCGCGGCGGCGCTGGCGAACCATCCGAAGATCAAGGAGCAGTTCAAGTTCACCAGCGCGGACTCGATCACCGAGCAGATGCTGGCGCGCTACTTTCAGGTCGAGGAGTTCATCGTCGGCAAGGGCATCTACCTGCCCGACGGCGTCGCCGACGACGCCCCCGGCGTCGATATCTGGGGCAATGACGCCGTGCTCGCCTGGTATCCCAAGGCCAGCAACTGGATGGTGCCGAGCTTCGCCTATGGCTACCGGCTCAAGGGGTATCCCAGCGTCGAGAGCCCCTGGTACGATCGCGACATCAAGTCGTGGAAATACCCGACCACAGTCGAGCGCCGCCCCTATCTCGTGGGCGCGGACGCCGGCTTTCTCTTCCAGTCCGCCGTGCCGGCGCAGTGAGGGAGGCAATCATGACGGACGAAGCCAAGCCGAAGTCCTCCTATCAGGTCCTCGCCCCGCTCAAGGTGGCGGACAAGCGGCTCGACCCGATCGAGGGCAAGGTCATCAAGGTCGACCTGACCGATGACGAGGCCGCCGAGCTGAAGGCCGCCGGCGTCGTGGGTGATCTCCCGGCCAAGCCCGCCAAGGAAAAGACCGAGACCAAGGAGGCGGCCAAGGACAAGGGCGCGGCCAAGGGACCGGGCGCGACGGACCAGCAGCCGGCTGCCTGAAACGCGGAACTTCGCTGACAGCCGGGAAAGACCGGCGACCCTTCAATTCGGCGTCAGATGACGCGCGGGGATATCGATGCTTCTGACGGCTGATCAATTCGTGCAGATGTTCGGCGAGGAGGAGTGCCTCCAGATCGCCGGCGTCGGCCCGCGCGATCATCGCGAGATCGACCTGCCGCGCATCGACGACGCGCTGCGGCAGGCGAGCGCCTTGGTGCTCGGCTATGTGCGCGACCGCTGGCCAGCCGCCGTCGGCGGCACGCCGATGCTGCGCGGCTTTGCGGCGGATGTCGCCCGCTGGCGGCTGCGCGGGCGCGGCGGCCAGGCCTCGGCCATGAACGAAACCGTGCAGGCCCGCTATGACGAGGCCATCGCGCGGCTGAAGGACATCGCCTCCGGCAAACTCTCTCTGGATCTGGCCCCGCCAGCCGACTTTGCGCCCGGCGTGGCCGAGGCGTCCAACGAAACCCGCATCATCAGCGCCCGCCCCGGCGCGCGCAGCGGCTCCGTGCTGGAGGGCTGGCGATGAGCGGCGGCGCGCCTGATTTCGTGATCCCACCCAATCACCCCGCCTCGCCGGGCGCGCGAGCTCCCGCACCCTTGTCGATGATCGACCAGCTGTGCGAGGCGGCCGTCGAGCGCCTCAAGGCGCAGATCTCCGGCCGCGTCATCGTCGAGCATTTCCCGGACGCGCCCGAGCAGTTTGACCTTGAGGGATATGACGCCGCCGCCCTGGTGCTCTGGAACGGCGACCAGTTCGATGCGCAGGGCATGCGCGGCGAACAGGGATCGCGTGCGGCCATGCAGATCAGCGTCGTGCTCCTGGTGCGCAGCCTGCGTGGCGATGGTGGGGCCTATGTTCTCCTCGAGCAGATCAGGCTGGCCTTGCAGGGTGAGAGCCTCGCCGGCTCGACAGGGCTGCGGCCCGTTCGCCGTGAGCTCGAGCGCCAGGGCGAAGGCGTTTTTCAGTACCGGTTCGATTTCGAGGCGGGCCTCATCACCCTCGGCGGCGCACGCCGGGCGCAGGTGCTGATGCCGCGCGCCGCAACCACGCAAGGAGCCTGACATGCCGCAGAAGCGCTTCATCTGGCGCGGCCCGCCGACCGCCATCGAGATCTGGAACGCCGAGGAGGCCAAGCCCGAATGGAGCGGCTTCGTCGAGACCGACGCCGAGATCCCGCGCGAGCTCGACCCCGAGAGCGAGCAGGTCGCCAACTGGCTGGCCTTCGGCCTGATCAAGCCCGCCGAGCAGCCCGCAGAAACCCGACGCAGCCGGCGCGAAAACGCCGCGCAGGAGGAGAACACCGCCAATGGCTAACTATCATCACGGCCCCGAAGTCATCGAGCATTTCGAGGCGGGACGTGTCGTCCGCGACATCAAGGCGGCGACGCTCTATCTGGTCGGCACCGCGCCGGTGCAGCTGGTCCACTCGACGCCTGAGGCGCGCGCCGCGTATATCGAGACGGACATTGTCATCCGCACGCAGGAAGACGCCGTCGCCGCTTTCGGCCCGTTCAATACGCCCGGCGCCTACACCATTCCGCGCGCCCTGTTCTCGATCTTCAAGAAGGATCGCGGGCGCGGCGTCGGCACCATTATCGTACGCAACGTCTTCGACCCTGCGACGCACCTCGTGTCGGCCGCCCCGAACCCCGCAGCGGTGACGGCAGCCGACGTCATCGGCGGCCTCAATGCGCAGGGCGTGCCCAAGGGGCTGGAGGCGGCCAAATACACCTATGGCAAGTTCGGCTACTTCCCGCGCCGCATCATCGCCCCCGGATACTCGACCACGCTCTCGGTGCGCCAGGCGATGCTCGCCGTGGCCAACAAGATCCGCGCGCAGGCCGTCTGCTCGATGCCGCTCGGCACCAGCAAGCAAGGGCTGGTGCAGCTGCGGGGCGTCAACCAGCCCTATCAGCTGGGCGATGACCGGCTGGTCTATTGCGCGCCTCATGTGTGGGCGCTCGATCCGGTCACGGCCGGGCAGTCGCTGCAGCCCTATTGCCAGCATTTCGCCGGCGTATGGAACGAGGTCGTCAACCGCGAGGAGAACGACGACGATGGGGGCCCGGCCGCTTCGCCGTCCAACCGCAAGATGCCGGATGTGTCCTCGATCGAGCTGCCGCTGCAGTTCTATCCGGGCGACTATTCCAGCGACACGAACTTCCTCAACGAAGCCGGCATCGTCACCGCCAATATGGGCCAGTTCGGCGCAGGGATAGTGACATGGGGCGCGCATGCCTCGAGCTGGGGTGCTTCCGAAAGCCCGCTGCCCACCTCCTGGCTGCACATCCGCTCGATGTACGACATCCTGCATGAGAGCATCCAGTGGCACCTCATGCCCTTCATCGACCGGCGCGGCACGCCGCAGCGCGTCGAGTACATCGAGGACCAGGTCCAGCAATACATCAACCGCAAGGAGCGCGATGGCTGGCTCTATGGCGGGCGGTTCCAGTTCGACCGGGCCAAGAACACCCCCGAGGAAATCCTCGGCCAGGGCCGCTTCTACTACCGGCTCGACGCCGCCCCTGTCGGCGTCATGCACCGCATCACCGTCGAGAGC